CACAGTGCCCGAGACGGGGTACGAGGTCAGCCAATCCTCCCCCGGCACATGGGGAAAGCCGCGAAAGTTCAGGAAATTCGCAAACTTCGTCTGGCAGGTCGCCGCGCGCCGATCACAACCGGCAATCAGCCGGATGCTGTCGCCCGCGGCCAACACCGCACCCGTGCCGTGCCAAAGGTCCACCACCCGGCCCGTTGCAGTCAGCCGGTCGACCTTGACCATCACCGACATGCCGGCCGAGGCCCCGCTCAGCACCTCGATCTGACCGCGTTCAAACCACTGATCGGCAAAGCCGGTCAGACCCTCGATCCTGATCCGGCCCAGCACATCAATCTCGGCAATCGGCGCGGTGGCCCGATAGGCCGGCAGGCCAAGGTCCACCCCACAGCGCGCATCCCCCAGAACCGCGCCGCAGCCCGCCTGATAGACCAACCCCTGCACTTGGTTCAGCCGCTCGCTCAGGCCCCGCAGTTCCACCCGAAAGGCCCCAGCCTTGCGCGTCACCTCACCGAAATTGCCGCGAAACTCGGTCACCCGCGCGCTCACATCGGCCCAGTTCACCAGCCAGCTTTGCACTTCGGCCCCATCAAAGCGCCCCTCCGCGAGATCTTCCTCGCGGACCGAGGCATCCGACAAAGCCCCCACCGCCTCGGAATTGTCCACCGACAGGCCCGTCGTCTGCTGCAAGGCCCCCGCCGAAAGCCCACTGGCCGCTTTGAACACATGCCCGTCAAAGCTCAGATCGCGGTCATGGTCGGTAAAGCCATAGGTCTCGCCATCCTTGCGCGTCACCAGCCAGCAATGACAGACCGTGGTGATGCCAACGCCCAGATGCTGATAAAGCGCCTCGCGCCCGCTCATAGCCGCACCTCGATCACCGGCACATCCGGCACCTCGCCCGCCTTGAACGAGGCCAGCGACACCGCGATGCGGTCGGTGTCGAACCGCACCGGCACATCAAACTCAAACCCCGCCGTGACCTGCGCACCAATGTCGGGGGGCGTGACAAAGCTCACAAGCCCGGTCGCCGCATCGACCGTGAACTCCACCCCTTCCACCTTGGGATCATCTGCAATCGCCACCGTCACTGTGCCCGCCACGGGCTTGGCAATCGGGCGCCAATAGTCCTGAGACCCCGACAGATACCTTTTGCGCAGCTGGAACGTCGTCCGAACCCCATCACCAGCCCCCAAGATCTGATCCACAGGCCCGGTCGCCGCCGAAGGGAGCGAAGATTTCCAATCCGCCCAATCCTTCCAGCGAAAGGCGTGCAAAGGCCCGCGACGCGCCTCGAAAAACGCGATCAGCGCCTCCAGATCATCAAGCGACCGCAGCCCCATCCCCGCGTCATAGCGCCGACGCGAATGCTCCCAAGGCGTGTTGCGCTCCTCGTGGCCATTGGCCAGCGTCACAATCTCGGTGCGCCGCTCTGGCCCGCCCAGCGCGCCAAATGACAGGTTCGCCGGAAAGCGGATGTCGTGAAATGCCATGGTCCTGCCCCCTCAGCGGTTTCTTTGCCCACGCGCCAGCATTCGCTGGGCCTGGGCGGCAATCTGGGTCTGGCTGCGTTGAAAGCCCTGCACATCGGGGGTCGTGATATTCATCACCACCGTCACAGGCCGTGCCGATCCAGTCGCCTGCACACCCAACCGGCCATCGGCCCCGCGTGCCAAGGGCATGATCGCCTCTGGCCCCGCCTCACCCATCAGCCCGGTGGCGCCCCGCATCGGAAAAGCTGTCGCCTGCGCCACCACGCCGCCCTTGGCAAAGGGCATCACTCGGCCCTGGGCAAAGGCACCGCCCTTTTCAAAGGGCATCAAACCACCCAAAAGCCCGTTCAACCCTTGGGCCAGTGCGCCACCCAGCGCGTTCTGCACCGGCCTCATCGCCACGCCATAGATCGTGTCGGCCATGGTCCGCGCCACGCCGCGCAGCGCATCCGACAGCTTGACCCCGTCAAACACCAGCCCATCGAAAGCCCGCCGCAAGCCGCCACCGATCCCCGTGGAGAGCGTGTTCACCTCACGCCCTGTGAACACCAGACTGTCGCGCATCCGCGCCAACTCGCCTTCAAAGGCTGCCACCATACCCGCACTGCCGGCCAATGTGGCCTCAAGTGCGGCGATCTGGTCTTGCAGCTCGTCAATCTCTGCCATGATCCTTGCCCTTTCCCTGATCAGGATATGCCGCAGCCAGTTCTTCCAGCCGCGCCCGCGTCAAAGGCGGCACCGTCGCCTCTGCGCCCAACATGATCCGCAACTCCACCGGACTAAGCCGCCAGAACTGATCAGGCGTCAGGCCCAAGCGGCCCATCCCGGCCCGCATCAGCCCCGGCCAATCGATCCCGCTCATGCCTCGCCCGGCAGCTGGAACGCCCGTGCGAGCAACTCTGCCGCCACCCGCGCCGCCGCAACCGGCCCGCCAGCAATCTCGGCGGTGCGCAAATCGGCGGCCGTGCCTTGCCAGCCCCCGCCCCGCAGCCCCGCCACAACCAGCGCCAGCACATCGCGTGTGGTGAAGGCCCGCGTCTCGAACCGCTCCACCAGCTCCATCAACGACCCCGCCTCCAGCGCGGCCTCCAACTCGGCCAGCGTGCCCAGGGTCAGCTTGGCCACATGGCGCTGCCCATCCAGAACAATCGCCACCTCACCGGCATAGGGGTTGGCCATCCGCCCGCCCCCTTACAGCGCGACAAAGGTCAAAAGACCGGCTGAGGCGAGGCTGATCTCATAGGTCGCCTCGCCATTATGGCTGCCGGCATATTCGATGCTGGTGATCTGGAACGGCCCCTCGATGGTGCCGAAATTCGGAACCACCACCTGAAAATCGGGGATTTCGGCATCAAAGAAAATCTGCCGCGCCCGCCCATCTGTCGCGGCATCGCGAAAGACGCCCGAGCCCGAGATCGAGGCGGACTTCACCCCAGCCCCCGCCAGCAATTCCCGCCAGCCGCCCGCACTGTCCAAGCTGGTGACATCCACCTGATCGGCATTCAGGCTGAACCTCTGGGCGCGCAACCCCGCCAGCGTCTGAAACTGCCCGTCCCCGACCATGTCGACCTTAATCAACAGGTCCTTGCCGTTCTGCACTGCCATGTCTCATCTCCCTAACCGCCAAAAGGCCGCGCCCTTGGCTGTGAAAATCCGCTAAAGCTCCACCCGCGCCCGAAACGTCATGTCGATGCGCCGCGTGGAGCCCTCCTCCAGCCGCCGCGCCACGGCGCGCTGAAAATTGATCGACACCAGATGCCCCGTCGTCAGGCTAAGCCCCCCCGCCAGCACCGCCGCCGAAGCGGCCGAAGCCACCGATTTCGCCGTCAAGAACCCCGTCGCATCGCTGATGACGCTGATGGTGAAGCGATGCTCCGCCCCCGCCCCCGTGCCATCCGACTGATCCACCGCCACTTCTGGGCCGATCAGAATGAAGGTGCCGGGCGTGGTGCCGGGGGGCATGGCATCAACGATGCTCACCCCCGAAAGCGCAGGTGCCGCGCTCAGCGCCCCGTAAATCGTCGTCTGCAAGGCCGCTGCCGCCGCATAGCTCATGCCGGATCCTCCTCACGGGCAAAACAGGTCAGATACTGGCCACGCGGGCCCTCTTCGGTCACGGCCAGCAACGTGAACACCCGCGCCCCATCGCGCAGCCGATCCTCAGGCCGAGGCCGCGCCGTGGCCCCGACCGGCGCGCCGCGCACGGTGATGCGGTAGGGCACTTGTGCTGCACGCACCTCGACCCCTGCCGCCTCGCGCCCCGCCCCGGGCGTCAGCGCGGCCCACAAAACGCCCCGCACCACCCAGGTCAGCTGAAACCCACCAGCCCCATCAGCCACCCGCGTGGGTGCCTCCAAGACCATCCGGCGATCCAGACGCGGCGTCTTTCGAGGGGCGCTCATGGCTTACCCCCCAAGATCCGCACCGTGCGCCAGCGCTCGATCAGCGCCTGAACGGCAAAGGGCAAACCCGAAGCCCCCCCATCTCCGGGCTGGCGCGTCTCATAATACTCGGCCGCCAGCAACATTACCGCCTGCGCCAGATCCACCGGCACCTCGGCCCATGTCACGCCAAAGCCTGCATCAAACACCACCTCGGCGCGTCCATCCATCGGCACGACGGGCAACAAGACCCCTACCGCCACCAGCTTTGGCCGATGCATGTCCGGCACCAGCCGATAACGCGCGGGCTCCACCACCGTGGCCGCACCCTGCACATCCACCACCGTGACCGACACCACAGAACTCACCGGCGCCACCGGCAAGGGCTGCTCGCCTGCCCCGCGCCAATCCTGAAGCTCCAACTTGAAACGGCGCGCGATCAGCATCTTGCCGATCCGCCCCTCGACCACCGCAATCGCGGCACGCAGATAGGCCTCGATCAATCCATCTTGCAGCCCATCCTCAGTGAACCCGCTGCCCAGCCGCAAATGGTCCTTCAACCCTTGAACGGGCAGGGCCGCAACGGGGACCGTCGTCATTTCCGTCAGCATCATCTTCAGATCCTTTGCCATCAGCCCCAAAGGCCCGTTTCGAACCCGCGCGCGCCAATAGATCCGGCCCCCTCAGAGGGGCCGGACCCGCAGCCCCGGCTTACGAGACCGCAACACGCAGCAGCTTGATCGCGGCAAAGTCAGTGACATCCCCACCAACGCGCTTGTTGGCGTAGAACAGCACGTTCGGCTTGGCCGAGAAGGGATCGCGCAGGATGCGCAGATCGGGGCGCTCGGCAATCGTATAGCCAGCGGTGAAGTCGCCAAAGGCAATGGGGTGGCTGTTGGCCGCCACGTCCGGCATGTCCTCGCAGATCAGCACCGGATAGCCCATCAGACGCGCAGGCTCCCCGGCCTGCAGGCTGTCGCCCCACATGAACCGGCCATCGGCATCCTTCATCTTGCGCACCGCACCTGCGGTTTTCGAATTCATGATAAAGGTGCCATTGGCGCGGTAATCCGCTCCCAGCGCATAGACCAAATTGACGATGCAATCGCTGGCATTGGTGGTGGCAAAATCCGCTGCAGCGCCCGTCGGGATGTAGCCCAGATTGCCCCAGGTCCAGGACGCATTGGCCACCTTCGGCGGCAACAAAATCCCGCGCGGCTTGTCCACACCATCACCATTGATAAAGGCCGCAGCCTCGGCACGGATAAAGCGCGTGGCGATCTTGCTCGCCAACCAGCCCTCGACGTCAAAGGCGGTGTCATCCAGCAACCGCTGGCTCGCCTTCGGCATGGCCGACAGCTCGTGCAACTTGATCGAAATGCGATCAATCAACGGGGTTGCGGTTTCCGCCTGCGGCGCCACTTCTGTCGCCCAGCCAGAACCGACCTCCGACCGATCAATCAGCACGTCAAACGACGTCGCATCCACCTGCACCACATTGGCCGCAGCGCGCAAGCTAGAGGTCGACACCAGCATCGAGCGAATGGTCTCGGCGGTCTGCGGATCGACCAAATAGCCGCCATCCGCGGCCACAGCGGTCGACAAGGCCTTGCCCTCCAAGACAAGGCCACGCAGGCCATCATCATCGCCCGAACGCAAGTAGGCGCCAAAGGCCTTCTTGTGGGGCACTTCCACCTCGGCACTGGTGGCCAGTGCAGGGCGGCCAAAAGTCATTTGTTTGCGATCCAGCATGGTCAAACGCTCTTCCTGATGTTGCAACGATTGTTTCACTTCACCCTGAAAGCCCTTGAAGGCGTTCAGAAATACATCCAGAGCGGTTTTCACTTCCGCACCCGGAGTTTGGGCCGATTGAGTTGCCATAGGCACACCTTCCCCGGCCCGAGCCTTCGTCTCGGTCATTCCATTCATCCTTTGGTTTGGTCGTAAAAACCGGGCCTAGGGCCGCCCGGCCATGGCCTCTGCCGCTTCT